CACTCATAAGGAATTTCTCCTTATGCTATTCTTATTAGGCCAGCTGTTGCGTTAGCAGTAGGAAACTGTAATTCAAAAGTTCCGTTTGTAGAAGTTTTAACTCCTCCAAAATCTAAAACTGCAATTGCAGCATTAGCATTAGAATTATTGTACAGTAAAGCCGCTTGAGCAGAAATTGTTGCATTTGGAAATGTAACATTATCAGTATCAAAAATAGCAGTAGTTCCATCTACTGAAATTGCTACATTAGTCAGTGTGTTTCCACCGGTAGTGTAATTAGTTGATACATTAGATATCTCATCTAATGTTGTGTAGACTGTTGTGTTTGCTGCTAGTGAAGCAGCATTAGTATATAGTGCACATTTAAGAGTTTGAGCAGCAAGGTTTCCACCAGGCGACATCAAGTCTTGTTTAAATACTGTGCATATCGCTTGTATTATTGCCATATTATTGTCCTCCAGTTAATGTGTTTGTACCAACAGGGCTACCAGGAAACTTATAGTCCGTTCTTCTTCTTCTACGGGCTTCATTGTTAACAGTAGCAACTCTTGTATTATACAAATTTTTGTATATAGTATAATCTTCTATGTTCTTTGTAAAGAGATTTGCTTCGGACAAACATCCAAATAATAAAACATCTGGTATATTGTCAGTGTACCAATTTGTAGTGTTAGTATTAGATAATGGATTAACTCTACCTTGATATCCTAATTTTAAAGTATAAGCTTGATTTGGAGTAGGTGCTAGATATACTCTATTATCATCAAAATTAGCAAAATATTTAGGTTGGTCTTGAAGAGAAGAATCAGGCCAATATTCTTGACAAAAAGCTAATGTTTTTAATTCTAGATAACTTACATTAGAACCCACTGTTAAAGTTAAATAATTAAATAACATAGGTTCAATAGCTGTAGGAAGATTTATAAATCTATCTCCGATTACTGCGGTAGTAGTTACATTTTCATTAAATCCAATAGGGTCTATATCTCTTGATAAAGTAGAAAAAGTATTATCAATAAAAGTATCTAATTGATTAGTAAAATCAGTTCCTGTATTTTCAGCCCAGACTTGTATATCATTTTTTAGGCTGCTGTAGGTCATTGTCATTTTTTATTTCCTCGTCAACTTTAAATTTAGTCCATACATGTCCTGCAAATGGATAAGTTCCATAGTGCGTTAAAGGACTTTGAAGATCAGCATGTATCTTACCACCTAATTTTTGCCATAATCTACAAAAAGCATAATCTTCTGATAGATATCTATTACTTTTTTCATCAATAATACAGTCAAAAAGAGCATAACAGCTATCGCTACTATATCTTTCTCCATTAACTATTTGATCACTGGTATATTTAAGATTTGGATAAGCTTCTATCATCTTATAAAATACTTCTTTTTTTATACACATAAATCCAGTTGCCGCGTCTAATACTTCTGTAAAACCTTTATCTACTGAAATTTTATTTGGATTTGCAAAATTTAAATTATATCCTAAAGCTCTTTGTTCTATATATTTTTCACTTTGTTTAACTAAAGCAGGTATTCTATCCCATTCTATAGATTTTCTAGGATAAATTCCACAGGCTATATCATAATCAGATTCCAGGACACGTCTTACAGCTTCTCCTTTAAAACCAATATCGGCATCAATAAACATTAAATGAGTAAGATTATTTGGATTTTTTTTATCAGCATCTAAAAATTGACTTACTAAAGTATTTCTAGCCCTAGTAATTAAACTCTCATTACCCATAGTATTTAGTTGAACTTGGAATTTATTTTGAGCAGCTACTCTTGTTAAATCCATTATCCCGTGTAAATATGCTTCTGAAAGAAGACCGCCATAACAAGGTGTTGCGATCATTACACCTAATTTTTTATTTTCTATCATGTTACAACAGTAACATTTCCTAATCCCATTTGTAACAAATTTGTGTTATTTAAATACCATGAAGTAGGAATAGTTGCAACTCCTACATATAAAGGTTGCCCTGATGTATTTTCAAAACCAGGTAAAGCAGTTACTTGATTAGGAACTCCTCCAGTATAAGAGCCCGGTAATCCACCTCCTGTTCGTGCTGCCTGTGTTGCACTTATGTTAGCTTGAGGTCTAGCATTTTGTAAAGTTTGAGCATCTGTAAAATAAATTAAATCTAATTGAGGTTGTTTAGGTTCCCATTCTGAAGTATGAACAAACATTCCAGTCCATTCAAATACCATTTCTTGATAAGGAAAAGCTAAACCTGATCTATCAGAAATAGCGAGAGCATATTTACCTCCTGAGAATTTTGCTGAAGGGGCTCTGTGAGGTCTAGTACTTGCTGGAACTCTAGCCATTATTAATAAAAGCTGTTGTTAATCGCTGGTATAATTCTAGTAGAAGGAGTACCATCGCCAGCTATTAATCTTTGATAAGATTCCTCGTAATCTACTTTTAACATTTGTTGTTGTGTTGGAGCAATTCCTACTCTTTTTTTAGAAAGGTAATAAGCAAGTCCTGCGCACATGCACTCGAAAGCTCTGAAAGGTACATCTACATTTTGTTCTACACCACTTACAGTAGAAGCTGTAATATCTTCTATTTTTCTCATACGATAATAAGTAATATTATAATTAGTATCAGGAGCTGGATAAATTTTAAGTACTGGAGTATTTAATCTTTGTAAATAATATTGAGTAGGTCTAGCTTGAGTAGTTTTATTTGAAATAGCCGCATAGTCATTAAGACCTAAAGCAGTCATTGCATATTCAGTTCCATCGCTTATTTGAAGATTAGCATTAATGATATCTACTGTATCATAATCTAAAGTATATTCGGTAGTTCCTGTAGTAATAGCTAAAGTTTTATATTCTACTGTCCATTGGTTATAACCTCTGTTAGCCCAATCACTAAACATAATATTCATACTACGTCTAGCGGACCTTACATCATAACCTAAAATAGGATCACCTCCTATTCTATCATATGCTTCTTGTATTACATCATTTACTGTTAAAGTAAATGTGGAAGTTCCTGATAAAGCCATATTCTTCCTTATGCATAAAATGCTGTTATACCACCAACATTAGTTAAATTGACTTGAAGATTTGTGTCAAATTTAACTCCCATTTCTGGTAAACTAATATTAATTGGACCCGAATCAGCACTTGCTCCAGTTGTTACTGCAAATTTAGTAATATCATTATCTGCAAATACAACACTTCCAGCAGCTGCTGTTGGTGTTATAATAAATGCTTTCAATCTAGTAGGACCTCCAAACAATGCTACATTTGAACCAGTGGTTGATGTGCTGTTTGCTGTAATATCCGAACCTGCCATTTTTATCTCCTAAATTAAATTGTATTTTTTTAGATCCTCATATAATAAAGCAATTCTATCTGTAGGTACAGTAGAAGGTTTTAAATACTCAGTCTGATTAGTTTTAGCTTGAACTTGTCCCATATCTAAAGGTTTTTGATTAATATTATCACCAATATCTTGAGGAGATGAAGTTGGTAGTACTGAAGTTCCGCCACTTCCACCAAAAGTATTAATTACTTTTTCTATATTTCTTAATTTTTTTTCTAGGCTATCTTCAGTGCTAGTTTGTTTTTCTTTTTCTTCTTTACCTAAAATTTCTTTAACTGTTTCCGTAGTTCCGGTATCATCAATTGATTCTACTGCTTTTTTATCTGCAGTTTGACCTGCTTTCATCACTTCTGTTTCTTTTAAAAAATCGTCATACTTTTCGACAGACGTTCTTGTATCTGTATCTACTTCTTTATCTTTTCCAAAAGATTTTAAAGCATCTCCCGCTCTTGTTAAAAAATCTAAATTAAATTCCATGTTTTAAAAGAGGGCCCGAAGGCCCTCAAATTATTTATTAAACTAAGTTATTATTTTGAATATAAGTAACAGTTATAAATCCAGTTCCACCACCAGTATTTACACTTGTAACTAAAATTCTTTTGTCAGTAGTTCCAACATCTGCCCAGTTGTTTACTCTTGTTGCATTAGCACCAGCTGTTGCTGAAATAATACCAAGAGTACCACCAGCAACTGCTGTTGTATCTGTTAATGCTGCTGCTGTTCCAGTCCAACCAATACCTAATGTACTAGCTGCTCCATCCCAAGCTACATTTACCGATAAGGCAATGCTTACAATTTGTGAATTTGCCGGTATTACTATAGTAGTTGTACCAACAGCTTGAGTTATAGCTTGTGATTGAGACATCACAACCTGTCCTGTATTTTTTACATCTGAACCTAAAGTAGTTCCCGATGTTTCTTTAATTACTCCAGCCTTAATTGGGCCAGAAAATGTAGTTGTTCCCATAGTCTATCTCCTTATAATAGTCTGCTTTCGCAGTCGTTGGGGTTAGTATTAAAAATACTAGGCGTATTGCTACGCCTAGTAATTATTTATTATGCTACGCCTTCAGATCCGTATACACCTCTCCAGTCTGTAAAACCGAAGCTGTATCTTTCTCTGCATTTGTATCTTAGGTTACCAGTTTCAAAATCGCCTTCAACAGCTTTTTTGATTGGTGATCTAACAAAGTGCTTCATTCCATCTGGACAATCAGTCAGGATAAAATACTGATCAGGGTTAGTAAATCTTTGATTTACTACTACACCTTCAGGTATCATACCCATGTTTCTCATTGCATTGATATCGTTGTCAGCAGTACCAGGTCTTAGATTAGACTTGATAATTCTTTCAGCAACGAACACCAATTGAGGTGGAACTGCAAGTTTTCTTCCAGATAGTGCAATTGGTATGCTTCTATCATCTACAGCAGTTGAGATTTGAACTAAAAGTGTCTCTAAAGACGTTTCAGACAAATCAGCAGGTGTTGCTAAGATGTTAGATGCAGTACCGCCGCCTCCAAGAGGGTGAGCAGAATCAAGTAAAGCTTGACCGTCTCCTCCCAATGAAGTAGTTGTTGCATTATTGAAGATATTTGCACCTTTTATCTCTTTAGTTTGTTGCATTGATCTTGCTAGTGCTCTTGCGTATTTAGCGCCTAGAGAACCATACAAGCCATCTTCTTCAGCTTCTTCTGTAATCGCAAAAGCTAAAGCGACAGTTTCATGCACGTACCTTGAGACAAAGCCTTCTCTGCCAGAATCATAATTGATCATGGCACCTTCAGCTTTTGTTGGTGCAGCACCGAATCCGATCATTTGTACATCTTCTTCGAATGCTTTCATTGATTGCTCTGTAGAATATAGTGATCTCCATTGTTCTGGATATCTGTCATATTCCATACCAAACACGGTGTTTAAACCTAGATTGAGCTGTTTGGTAAAAAGTGCTCTATTTAAAGCCATTTTTGTTAACTCCTATTGTTAAGGTTAAACGCCAGCATTCTGAGTACCATATAGAGATAGATTTATTACTACTTCTACAGATGCATCAGCGCCTGCCGCATTATCGGGATAATCAATTAATCTTAGTATTCTCAATACTTTTGCAGTAGTTGCAAGAGTTGCGATATCTAATTCATCAGTTGAATGTCCGTAGGTTGAGTTATACGTTCCAAGTGTAACATTAGCTAATTCACCAACATTTGCTGCTGCGAAAACGCCGTTAGTTTGGACTGCGTAAGTGATATTTGGATCATCATACACATATGCTTTAATCGGTTCACCCGATTTAGCAGCTTGTGCATTGTTCCAAACTTTTTTAAATTTAACATCACCGGTGTCATTATCGATGAATTCAACACCATAAAAAACACCGAGAGCTATTCCGCCCGCTGTGCCTCTTATAATTGTTCCATCGGTAGTTAAAGTAACGAGGTCTCCACTTGCGAGATTGGCTGCATAGCCGTTCGCAATTGCATATTCATTAGCTCTAATAACACCGCCTGTTAAATGTCTCAATGGTACGAAACCATTTGGTGCATTTACATTTGACATGTCTTATTTCCTTTTTTTTAAGTTGTTACTCTTTGCCTCCCGTAGTAACTGATGACTTAAAAGTCCTTTGGATAGGTTGGCCTGGTGTCTCTGCTCTATTCATGTCATTTTCAACTGAGTGCATTAAATTGTCAGTCATCTTTGCATAATAAGCATTTCTTTGATCTACCATTTCAATTGGCATTTCACAAAGTACCATTCCTTCTATTCCAATATGCCCAGTGAATCTGCCATGTTCTATCGTTGGAAAATGTTGGATATCCTTGACTGTTTTAGAGTCACGGGGTTGCCAACCTTCTCTCAACCGTTTAGCTACATTCGTAGGCGTTTCCTGTCCTAATACCATTGTTGCAATCCATCTTTGACTGAACCCTGGTCTTGCTTCAGGCGCTTCTAGTAAGTTACTCGGTCGCCATTGTGAAACCTTTGTAGATTTTTCTACTCTAGTTTCATTATTTATTTTATTATCTTTGTTCATAATGTCAGGCTCCTTTCTATTGTCCTGTGTCACTAAAGCTTTTTACTTCTTTAGCAAATCGTTTTAGTGCCACTTCATCACTGATATCTATACCAAAAGTTTTAGCTGTTGATAAGTCATCAGAGGTTAGTTTAACTCTATTACTAGACGTTCCTTTTTTACGAGAAACTCCAGCAACTGGAGACTGCACTCTATTGTTTTTTTGTACTACATTTTCAGTAGTTTTGGAAGTGTTTTCTTCTGATTTATTAAAATAAGATAGACCTGTTGATTTTAATCTTTTGGTCATCTCATCGTAGTATCCAGGATCATGCACATCCCAACCTTCTTCTGTTAATTCAGCATCAATTCCATAAGCCATGGCTGTTTCTTTTCTATAACCAGGTTTATTGAACCATTGTGAATTTTCTTTCACCCACTCTGTTGCCAAAGGCGGTGCTTTTCTTTCAGATTTTTCAATTTTTTGAGGTATTCTTGCTGCATAATCCTGTGTTTTAGTCATCTGACTACGGATTTCAGCCATACTTTCGTACAATTTTATTTGTTCGTCAGTATTACCTTCTTCTATCGCTGCTTTAAGTTGATTAGAAACTGAAGAAAGTTGATTTCCTAAAGATTTACTTGCTATATCGAAAGTTCTCTTTTCCATCATAGCTAATTTTTCTTCTAGATCAAGTGCTTTTTGTTCAGCTTCTGCTCTTTTAGCTACTTCTTTCTGTATTCTTTTACGAACTTTAACAGAATAAGGCATATCATCTGAATAAGCAGGAGCTTTTTTAGATTGAACATCTTTTTCTTCAGTAAAAGAATCAGTTTCTTCTTTAGAAGTTTCTTCTTGTTCTAGTTGCAATTTTTCTAAAGGATTTAAAGGTACATCTACCTCTTGTCCTTCAACAACGTCATCAAGTTTAACTTCTATTTCTTCGTTCTCGTTTTCTTTTTCGTCTATCATAGTTCCTTCCTATGTTGGCATTAGCTAATGCTAATGTATGTTATAATTGCTGAGTTACTACTTCTGGACTTTCCAGTGTAGCAATAATCTCATCATCATTTAATAGCACCATTTTGACTTTTTGTACAGATATTCTAGCACCTGCATATCTACCAAAAATAACCCAATCTCCTACTTTACACCAAGGTCCTTTTCTATCGCTATAACACTCATGTCCCATAGCAATAACTTGTCCTACACTATTTAAGTAAGATTGAGTTTCTTGAGCGGCGTCTGTTAAAATTATTCCACCTTTAGTTTTTTCAACAGCTCCTCTAGGTCTAATTAATATTCTATAACCTACTGGCTGTGGTACTTTTTCAGGTGTTGGAACATCTGCTGATGTTGCCCATGCTTCATTATTGATCATCTTCTTCTAGTTCTCCTCCCTTTTTATATTTTTCGATTGTTTCATTTATTATATTGAATGCTTTATCTAAACCTTGTCCATATCCGTAGACACGTTTAAATTCAGATATATCTTCTACACCTTTACCTAATAAATTCTGTGATAGTTCTTGTTTGTGATCTTTAATCTTTTTTTTGATCGCTTGAATCAATCGTTCCACTTGTTCCTTTCTGGAAATAATTTAATGTTTCGGTGAAGTTTTTTTTTAAACCATTTGAAGCAATAGCAAATAAATTAGGTTTAACATATTTAATTGATATTTTATTGTTTTCTAAAAACTTTTTAGCTTGTCTTACTTCTCCTGGAGTAACTCCCATTAGTCTTTCCTCTTATCTTCCCTTGCAACTTTACTTGCAATCTCTACTACTTTAGCTTTTGTCTCCGTATCTTTTCTAGCATTTTGTTTTTCACTTTCTTTAACGCCTTGCATAAATCTAGCTTTTCTAATAT